AGATTTTCGTTTTCAACTTTGGATTACGATGCGGCCGAACAACCACAGGGAGGAATATGAAAAAGCTCACCATCACCGCAATCGCACTGGCCTCTGCTTTGGGCGGCACAGCCCACTCAGCGGGCAATAACGAGCCAGCCTTGGAGCTGCGCAATGCGTTTATCAACCAGTACGCATCACGAGGTGCATCCAAGGGTGCGGCAATGGATGCAGCTGCCAGAGAGGGCGGCTGCATATTCGATGTGATGGCATCACGCCTTACTGTCAGCGCCTACATCCGGGTGGTGCAGGACACCCGCAACGCCACTACCGCTGCAGATCTCCAGCCTTTGATGCCGGAGATCAAGCAGAAGTGCTTTCCCAACCGTTAAGGCATGCCCGTGGCAAATGACCGATAGCCCACGCTGGTGTTGATGGGGATATCCGATCGCGCGATCTCTTGCTCAAAGCGCATGCCGGGTGGCGCGTTCTCAAACTTCACATTGATGGCGCCGCTGGCCTTGACCTGACCGGCGCCGCGCACCAGGTTGGGCTTGTTCATTTCAGCCATCGGGTCGCTGTTGAACGTGTCGTATAGCGCAGTGCCCAGGCTGGCGTCTTTGTCGCCCGTCAGCGCCTGCACAGCGCGGTTCACCACGTTGTCATTGAGCCAGGAGCCTGCGGCGTAGGCGGCTGCGAAAGCTGCAGTGAGCACTGCCAGCTTGGCCGCCATGAGGCCTATGGTGCCCAGCAGCGTGATGCCGCCAGCGTTGGCGCTGATCATGGCCATGGTCATCGTGCCAATGCCGCTGATGGCAGCAGGCACCGCACCTGCAGCAAGGCCGTACAGGCTAAATGCCAGCTTGCCAACCGAGCCGACCATGCTCATGAGCGCGACGATGCTGGACAGGTTCATAAACACCGCCAGCGCAATGAGTGCATTGCGGGCACCGCCCAGCCACTCCACCAGGCCTTGCAGCCCCTTGGCAAAGCCGGCCACGCCGTCCACCACCTTATTCCAGTCCACCCGCTCCATAGCGCTGGCAAAGCCGGCCACAAAGTCGGTGATCTTGGTGGTGATGACGGCGCGGTTGGCCACCGCCCACTGGATTGTTTTCTCCAGCAGCGGGCTGAGCACCGGCAGCAGCTTGGCGGCAATGGTATTGGCGTAGGACTTGGTGACCAGGTTCAGATCGTCCAGCTGGTCGCCAAACGCCTCGCCGGCCTTGATTGCCCCTGAATCAACCTCCAGGCCCAGCTCTTTGTAGCGCAGGGTGAGCTGGGCGATCCCATCGCTGCCGCCCAGCAGCAGCGGCGCCAGGTCTTGCCAGCTCTTGCCGAAAATGGCATTGCCCATGCGGGCGCGGGTGGCTTCGTTGGTGTTGCGGGCAAACAGGTCCGCAATTTCGGGCAGCAGCTGGGCACTGGTGAGCAGCTCGCCATTGGCGCCACGCATGCCTATGCGGGCCTTGGTAAACAACGCGGCCAAGTCTTTGTTCTTGCCAACAGCGGCCTCGGCAATCTGTTTGTTCAGGCGGCCCATGGAGCTGTTGAGCGTGGCCGCCTCGATGCCGGACTGCCCTGCCACGTAGTTCCACCGCTGCCACTCGCTGATGCTCAGGCCCGCCTTCTGGCTACCCTTGGCAGCTTCGTCGCCCAAGATTGCAAAGTTCTTGGCAGCCTGCACCACACCCGCCACGCTAAAGCCTGCAGCCAGCCCACCCAGCAGGCCCACGGGCAGCGCCAGGTTCTGGGCCAGCTTGAGGGAGCCGCTACCAATGTCTGCCAGGTGCTTGCGGGTGCTGCGAGTTGCTTTGTTCACGCTGTCCAGCGTTTTGAGCAGGCCAGCTGCGTTAGCAGACAGCACTGCCTTGAGTTGCCAGTTGTCGGCCATGGCGTTCACTCCTGATTGATTTTGGTAGCCAGGCGCTCTGCCTGGCGGGCGTATAGGTCGTACCGACTAAGCGGCATGGCGAGGAGGCTGGCGGGGTCTACCCGCCAGAAGTAGGCCACCTCAAAGAGGCGGTCTACAAACTGGTTTACGTCCCCTCGCCCTGCAACAAAGGGAGCAACTGCTCCTGGCACTTCATGAAGTCGGCCAGGTGCAGATCCTTGACGCTGCTGGGTGGAATGCCACCCAGCTTGGCGATGTAAGCGCCAATGATCTTGGCGCGGACCTCCATGCCCGAATCGCCCGTAGCGCTGGGGATGATGAGAATGGGCGAGCCAATCTGCATCAGATCCTCAGGCACAGGCTCGCGCAGGGTCAGAGTGGTCAACTCTTGGCCATGCGCTTTGATGGGCTTTTTCAGCTCGATGATGAGCGCGTCAGCCATTACTTCCACTCCCCATCCGTGCCACCAAACTCCAGCTCTGCGGTGCCGTCGTCGCCCTTGTGGGCAGACTCGCCGCCGAACCAGGCGCCGGACAGGGTGTACACGTCGCCGTTGGCAAACTCGGCGGTGCCCGTCATGTCGGTGGCGCTCTCCAGCTTGGCCTTGGGGAAGCCCGGCACCAGGATGGCGGTGACCTTGATGTAAGGCGCAATAGGCGTTTCCTTGTAGCCCACCACACGGCCCGCTGCCATAACTGGCTCTTTCTTGAACTTGGAGAGCGGCGCCTCCATGCCTCCAGAGATTTCGATTGTTTCACCGTCGAACTTGAGATAGCAGACGCCTGCCAGTCGTTTACTTGCCATGGTGTTGAGTTCCTTTCAATGAACTGGGGTTGTGCCTGGCTTAGGCGTTGGCTGCGTACTGCAGGCGGAACTGGTTGAGCACCGCAAAGATGCGCAGGCCGTTGATCAGGTCGGGCGGCAGCAGCACGTCCAGGCGGTTGGGGTTGGTGGCGTTGCGCTCCACGATCAAGTACTTCTTGAACAGGGCGACGTTTTCCACCAGGCCATCGCGCTCCATGTCCAGGTACTCGGCCACCAGCTCGCCGCGGATGACGTTGGGCGTGACGATGGCCTGGCCGGGGCCGAAGTTGGTGCCATCGTTGGCCAGCTTGTGGCGCGGGTACTTTTGCGTGATGCGGCTGCGCAGGCGGCGGGTGACCTCGGTGAGGGTGTGCAGGGTCTCGCTGTCCAGGTAGCTGGGGTCGGCCTGGTTAAAGGCGTTCTTTTGGTACGTGGTGATGGCGCGCTCCACGCGCACCACGCCAGGACCGTAGCTGCTTGTGGCGATACCGTAGCTGAGCAGGCTCTGGCGCTCGGTGAGCAGGAAGCGCTTGCCGGGGCGTGGCGCCAGGATGCCGTTGAGCACGGTGGTCTGGGTGGGGCGTGCGGCGTCTGCGTTCAGGCAGACGGCATTGGCGCCACCGTAGGCGGCCGCGTACTCCCAAGCGGGGTTGGGGCAGTCCACATCGATCGCGGCCAGGGTGTGGTGCGGGTCGTTGCGCAAGCCACCAGCGGTGGTGAGCGCTGCCACCGCGCCACGCAGGGCGGAGTAGGCATGGCCATACACCTGGCGGGCCCAGCTCCAGCGGCCAGCGGCGTCGTTCAGCTCGGCACCAATGGCGTCCAGGCTGATGCTGTCGGTGTAGGGGTGGATGATGTAGTCGTACTCCTCATCGCCCAGGGCCGTGATGGGGGTGCCAGTGAGGGTGGGGTTGAGCGTGCCGCTGGCGAGCTTGCCGCTGCCGCTGTAGGCCAGGGCCACGCCAGCGGGCAAGGCCTCGCCACCCGCTGCGCCACGGAAGCTGTCCAGCACGGTGATGTCGTTGCCGGTGAGCCCCTTCCAGCGGCAGGTGAGCGTGACCACGTTGGTGGCCACTGCGCTGGTGACTGGCAGGCCTGTGGCGGCGTTGATGGCCGCGTTGATGCTTGCGGCAATGGCGTTGGCTGCGTCTGCAGAGGCCACAGGCACGCTGACCAGCTGGCCTGCGATGTATAGGGGAATGGTGCCGGCTGCAGTGGCGGTGCCGGTAACGGTGATGGTGCCGGTGGCGGCAACGCCTGCGCCTGCGTCAGCAACAGCGAGGCACCAGACTTCGCCAAACGGGTCTTGCGCGCGGAACAGCTCGTGCATGCGGGCGAGCATGGAGCCCACGCCAAACAGGGCCTTGGCCTGGTCAGTGGTGGACACCAGGATGGGCGTGTCTACGGCCTGGCTGCCGGCGGCCAGCTTTTGGCCGATGAGCATGGCGCGCTTGTTCTGCGTGAAGTAACCGGCTTGGCTGTTGTCCATCTCCGCGTAGAAGAGGGGCACCCGCACGCCGGCCGGGATCTTGGAAAACGAAATAGACATGGGAGTGGACTCCTAGGGTGGGACGAAAAAAAGCCCGCCGGGTGGCGGGCATGCGGTAACGGGTGGCGGCCTCTATTCGAGGTTGCCTGTGGGGGGCCAGGCCCCGCCGGTTTCATTGCGGCCATCGGGCCCGGTGGACCCAAGGTTGGGGTCAAAAGGCTCTATGGCATCCAGCTGCACGTCCAGGCCGTCAAAGTGCGGCAGGCCGTTCAGCTCGGTGTTGCGCCATCCATCGGCGTCGGTGATCTCGGTAATGGCGTAAAACTCGTACTGAAACCACATCTCCGCGCGGTCCAGCTTCATCAGCTGGCCGCCTTCGTAGACGATGGGGTCGTACTCTTCACTGGGGCACCAGCCCAACAGCGCGGCCCAGAGCAGGGCCCGCATGTTGTGGGCATTGAGCGCACTGCCCTGCCCTTTTTCGTCGGGCTTGTTGCTCATCACCACCACCACAGCAAAGCCATCGGTGATCTCTTGGCGCAGAGTGTTGCCGGACTTGCGCTCGCTGGCGTTGTCGTCCAGGGGGATGACGTAGGCGCAGGGAATTTGCAGGGCTGACTTCTCGCCCAAGGCTTTGAACTGGGCAGCACCGCCCACGCGGTTGCCAAACACCGGCAGCCGGGTGCGCAGGGCTTCAATGATGGGTTCTAGTTCCATGCGTTACCTCGGCACCAGTGAGTCTTTGAGTGCGGCGCGCACTTCGTTGCGGATCAGCTCGCGTTTGTTTTGCAAGGCGATCTCCATGAAGTTGCCTCGCGCCTCCAGCCCGGTCTTGGGGCTGCCGTAAAACAGAAACGCCGGGTAGAACACGCTGCCTTTGATGGTGCGCGGGCCCACCTTCACCCAGCCGCCTTTAGAGCCACGGGTGATGGTGCCTATGGAGCGCACCAGGCGCCCGGTGTCTTGGCCCGGTGTCTCGCCAGGCAACGACACTACGCCCCGGCGAGCCAGCAGGCGGCGCGCTTCTTTGCGCAAGTGGTTGGCACCGGCGTTGAGGGCGCGGCGCATTTGGCGCCGGTCGTAGTCGATCGTCTTGTGGAACTGCAGGCCCACATCCATGCGGATGCCGCTGATGTCGTTGCCGCTGACAAAACGCTGCTTGTTAAGGGCCATCAATCACCCCCAGGTCTTTGACCGTGATGCGAGTGAACTGGCGCAGGTCGTCCACATCTATGGTGTCCAGCACGCGGAAGCGGTGGCCGCCAAAATCGATCACGTGCGCCAGGGTGATGTCGTCCGGCTTGGTGCCGGCGGCCCAACGGACCCAAAACAGATCGGTGGGCTCTTCGCCCGTGTTCTCCCCTGCCCGGATGGCAATGCTGCGGATGGGCTCTTTCTTGGCCCAGCGCCAGATGCCTGCGCTGTACACCTCATCGGTGCCCATGCTGGCGTTGGGCACGTCGGTGCGCAGGCGCAGGTTGATGCGGCGGTTGAGTTCACCATCGGCTGGCAGTTTGCTGGCCATGGCTAGATGCTCCAGATCTTGTAATAGTCCAGCAGGCTGGCGGCAAAGTCGTGTGGGATGGCTTTGACTTCAGACGTTAGGCTGCGGTTGCGGTACAGCTCCATCACCACCAGCAGCACCCACTGGCGCACCGGCATGGGGATGGCGGTGGCGGCCGGGCCGTAGCCGGCGGCGTATTCCACCACCAGGGCGTTGACGCGGCACTGCGTGGCGGGCCAGGCTTTGCCATACGCCGGAACCACGAAGCCGGGCTCGCTCACATCGTCCAGCAGGTAGTCGGCTGGGTTCAGGGTGCGCTCTACGCCATCACCGTCCAGGTACTTGACCGACTGCACTGCCAGGGCGCGGGGCATGGGCAGCTTGATGGCGCTGGGGAAGCCGTCCAGCGTGAGGCGCCAGGGCGTGGTGCACAGGGTGCGGCCCAGGCGTTCCTCCGCGTTCTCGCGGGCGCCGGTGAGCAGCGCGCCGATAAGGGCGTCCTCTTCGGCGTGGTCCACCTTGAGGTGGGCCTTGACCTCTGCAAGTGTCCAGGGTTCGGCGGTGGGGGGGCCGGTGCGGATGGCGGGCATGGTTGCTTACCTTGTTGTGTTTCTTTGCCCAGGTCTGCCCGTGGGGGCGGCCTGGGGCCTTGTGGTGGGTGCTGGTGGTGCACGCGTGGCTGCTGGCCTCGCCCCTGCTGCCGGCAACCGATCCCAAGCCCGCGCCGATGAACCCG